ACTGCCGTTGCGTGTAACCGGCCGCGAAAAATATTCGGACCTTCACACCATAAAACTCATACACCTGACCGTTAAGACGTTCATGGAGCAACGAAGCCACTCCCCTCGACAACCCCGCCATCCTAGCATGTATGATAGGATCAAGGTTTACGATAGCTCGCGGCTTCATTGTAACGACTCCATTCAAGTTTTTATCAACATTCAATGTTTCATTCCATTTCAATGAAATGGTCTTCCACAATTTCATATTGATCCCAACCTGGTCAAGCACATCAGCTCGTAGTATTCTCTCGCCACGCTTCCCCATCAGTCGTGCACACTCCTCTATATCTGGCACATTTTCGATCTGTCGACCAAAGATCTCCATTCGGCGAAAATCTTGCGAAAGCACACTCCAACGTTGGTGGCGCTGCTCCGCGGGATCGCACCCGCAAAATGGGTCCTGATGGGTTCTCCAGAGAATCGCAACTAGCAAGTTTTTCTCATTGTTAGCCGGCTCCCACAACAATCCGTTCGTAATTAAAATCGGATACATTTGATTCAGCTCTCGAGGTTGCTGAGATAATAATTCGAGGGCTTGGCTAGGCGTCACGTCAATCTGATCGACTTGAACCTTAATCTCACCCCGAAAATCATTCGGTGCCTCACGAGCAGTCGAAGTATAAGGGTTGATGGAAGTCCCTGCGGTCAGATGTTCCACCAAAGTTAACCCTTGTATACTGTCAGCCACCCCGTAAGCTGAAACAAATGTATCAAACCAACTAGCTGGTTTAGCTTCTACTGAAGCATCCATCCCAACAAGTCGATTAATCCAAAACGGATCATGGACAGCCATATAATTCCACCCCGTGTGCAATAGGACAGCAGTCACGAACCCTTTCCACCCTATTTGGTGGAGGGCTCCATACATGCTATGGCAACAGGCATTCAGAACGGCACTCGTCCAGAGTTTTTGACCCCAAAGAGTACCGACTTCAAACCCGCACAAAGCAGCGGCAAGTTTCGGAGAGCACCAACGCATAGTCTCTTCTAGAATTGGCGCGCAGATAATACCATAAAATTTATTACCTTGCGCGAACTCTATATTTTCTCTTTGCGCTTGTTGCTGTGTAGCCTGGACAAGGGCAACCAAATCGTCATCGACGACCGAGTCGACAGTTGAATTCATCACTGCAAGTGCCTTTCCGCTCATGGGCGACGACGGTATAGAGGTAAACCGCCGCCATAAACTGGCGAGCGGCTCGAAGCATCTTGCAAAGTTCGTTTTCAAAGTGTCACGGTTACGGTACCCAACATAGATACCTAAAGCGGAAAGCGCGGAGCCAGCAGCAAAGAGAATGAGTCGTTCCCTCATCTTCCTCGACGCCAACATAGGCGCGATCCAGCTATTAGCCGTAGCCCTTGCCAGGATCAATTTTGTCTCCGATTCAGCAGTATCACACCTCAAAGATGCCATCGCATCCAAATGTACATTGCGGTTTGCATATAAAACGTATAAAATCGTGCCCTCAATGACCTCCTGACAAACTTTTGGAAATCTTAATTTGAGCGCACCGATAGTCGCGTCTTTCTCACACTCCGCAAGGACTTTATAAATCGCTGAATCAACCGTCGGCCCGTTCGGAATTCTCTTACCAAAAATAGGGTTCAACGAATGAGCCAATTTCAACGAAACTGGCATCCGCACAACCTTATGTTGTCGCAAGGATACACCGAAACGGTCGACCATCCAACGCAAGGCCGAAATCTTTGACAATATGCTAATCAAAAAACCAGGTTCTGTGATTTCGCGAGTCTCAATTTCCGGACTAGCAGGATGCTGCGTTAGAAGCGGAACAGCCGCTTCAAAGCTAGGTACACAACGATAGAGATGATACGGTCCAACTTTCTGAAGGAAGGTTGAATCGATACCGCAAAAATGCCTGAACTGCAACCAGTTACAATCAGGATGGGCGGCGTACGGAGCGCTATGTTCATCAGGGGAAAATACAATATTTCCCGAACTTTCGCGCCACCACACGCCTTCTCGGAGTGTTCCGGAATCGGAACCTGCGTCGCCGAAGAACATGCGGCATATAACATACACCACACGGTCTCTGGAAAAGTTAGAAAGATACCTAATCGAGCTCGGGCCGAGCCCTCCGTTCGGGTCTCGGGGGCCGAAGTAGACATCCTGAACTAACACAAAATCGAAAGACTCACCGTCGAGAATTTCACGTCGCGGGCCATTCAACCAGCGCCCCCGGTCTCCTTGTACCGGCGTCGCAGGCGCTGCGATGAAATCTACGCACAGAGCATCTCGAGAGGAGACCCATACGGGTCGACGGTCCGTGTTCACGTTAACATACCCGTTTGGTGGGAATGCCGGAGTCAATGAACGATTCCGGGGAGCTCCATACCAATCGAGGATCTTGACGATCTTACGATCCCGTCCTTCAATTTTCAACACCTCCAAGGTGGCCACGTCTCTGGCAAGGTGGGAAATCGGATGTGCCCGACTCTGCTCTTTCGTTGAAACAGATATATTCCAACCCATTGACGTGGCATATTCGACGGCTTCTGTGTCCTTCTGCGAGATGTTGAGCCGTTTGGCTAAGGCCCACTCCCTCACATCACGAAACACTCGACCGTCTGCCTTTTTGGTTGCCGCAGCC